GTTAAATTATCTTTTCTAATTTCTAAAGATAAATGTTTAAATAATTTTAAAGTTAATTCAGCATCTTTTTCAGCATAGTTTCCAACATACATGGCTGGAAGTTTATACATTTCTGCTTTTGGATCAGCTCCTGCTTTTTCAGCTGCAGTAGTCAGTAAACTTTCATCTTTAACTTCTCCTAAATAATCATAACAAAGACTATTTAAAGAATAAGAATATCTATTTTCATCTACTAACGCTGCCATAACCATCGTGTCAATAATGTGGCCATTTACTTGAATATTATACGCTTTTAACCAACACATGTCATACATAGCATTATGAAATAATTTTGTTGATGGAAGATTACAAATTTCTTGAAGCCAACTTAATACTTTTTGTTTAGGTAAGTTTCCTTCTCTGTGAGCAATTGGATAATATCCAGACCATCCTTCAACAGCTACGGCTACTCCTATTATTTCACCTTCATCCATTAAAGCTCCAGAGCCTCTTGCTTTTAAATTAGGATCTCTTGTTTCTAAATCAATTGCTATATAATCATAACTTTTTAAAGCTGGAAAATTTTCTGGGCAAACCCATTCTGTTGCTGCGGTAAACATTATTTAATTATACCCCGTGAATTTTTTTCTTTCTGTTTACGTTCTTTAGTTTGTTTTACTGATTCGTTATAAGATTCTTCTAATTCTTTTTTTTCTTTTTCAGCTTCTTCTAAAAAATCTTTTTTTACATCTTTCACTTCTTCAGGATAGTCTCTATCAATTGCCATGTCAATATAATGTTTTGCTTTTAATAAATCTTCTTTTTGATTTTTTTGTTTATGTCTACACAAATATTTTATTGCATTGCCTTCTGCAAATGGAATATTATTTCTGTTAATAAATTCTGATGGCTGAATAACCATAGATTTATAGTGATCACCACCTACCTGCTTTTTATATATTTTGTCCTTCACTTGTACACTCCTTAATTAATCTTTTAATATAATACTCTTTTCTTCTTGCTTTAACTTCTGGTCTTTGAAGATATGCTTTATCCCAAGCCTTACCTTTGGGACTTTGTCTCCATCTTTTCCTAGCTCGTTTTCTACTTTCTGCGTATGGATGGCTCATATAATTGGATATCCTATGTTGTAAAAGTTAGTTTGTGTGCTTTCCATAATATATAAATTTTGTTTTGCTCTAGTTACTCCAACAAAAAATAATCTATGAATTTTATCTGGATCTTTATCTGCTTCTCTTGCTAAAAAATCATTCTCATCTTCCGAACCAAAATCTATGTATAAAATTACATTTTCACATTCTCTTCCTTTAGCACCATGAATTGTTGATAGCTCTATCTTTGAATCTGTGGTAAGGTTATCGCCGTTTTTTAACAAAAGTTTTATATAATTTTTTTGTTCATCTGACATATGAAGATGTTCCCAGCTGCCCGTCACTAGAAGCCCGTGATCTTTTTGTAGTTCTTCTAATGTAACAGTAAATACTTTGTCTAATAATTTTCCTTCTCCAAAACCATGTTTTATTTGTTTTTTTCTTAAAAAATTTTTAATTACATGCTGTGCTTC